GTGGGGGGAATTAAAAAAATTATCATCATTTCTTTTTGAGAATGGTGTGTTACCTAAATCAACCCTTTATGATTTTTCAGAAAAAAGAATTATCCCTGACTCAACACACATACCATATCCTTTAGGAGTTTATAAAAAGGCAGAAAAAACAAACGTAATTTTAAACCAACGAGTTGGGTATGATTTTTTTATGATGATTGATTGTGATGCTTTTTTTCACGAGGATGATTATCCAAAATTATTAGATGTTATATTAAATTTAAAAAAAGGAGACGTGATTACTTTTGATTTGGCTAAATTACACAATAATGTTTCTGATTATTTAATTGATAATAAATTCATTAAAGATAAATCAAATTGGGATTTTGCATATTCTGGTGATAAATCTAATGGTCCATTAAATGGAAGAATTGGTGGGTTAGGTGGTGTCTATATTTGTGATACTGATTTACTACGAAACTTAGGGGGATTTGATTCTAAATTTGAGACTTGGGGTGGTGAAGATGGAGAAATGATGGATAGAATTTTAACATCAGATATGGTAAAAAATGTAATTCCTATTAGAGATTTTTTCCCATTTCATTTACCGCATTTTATCGATTGGGGTAATAAAAATTACAACAAAAACGCATGAAAAAAATTAAGTTTATAACCGCAATATATAATGACCTTTTTGGTAGTGAATTTGGGGGTAGGATTAACCGACAACATCACTATAAATGGAGTTTGATTTCATTATTAAGAATGACAGACGCCGATTTTGTATGTTATACATCAAAAAGAGAACTTGATGATTTACGTAGTTTCTTCTATGAAAAGAATAACATATCAGAAAGTCAACTTAAATTTATTGAGTTTGAATTATCAGATAAAAAAAATTTCAATTTTATTGATGAATATAAAAATATTGAGGAAATTCGCAAATCAGACAGATGTTATGAAATACAATACAATAAGTTTTTTTGGTTCTTAAATGAGGATTTGTCTTATGAATATTATTATTGGTTAGATGCAGGATTGTCTCATTGTGGGTTATTACCTGATAAGTACTTAACGTATTGTGATGAATATAGAGGATATTATGATTCTTATTTTTTTGATAATAATTTTTTAAATAATCTATTAGAAAAAACAAAAGAAAACATAGTTGTATTTTCAAAGGACAACCATAGAAATTTTTGGAGTGGAACAGTTCCACCTCAATACTATAATGAATACGATTCTTCAGTTCATATTATTGGAGGGTTATTTGGTGGTAAAAAAGAAAATATGAAGTGGTTTGTTGACGAATTTGACAAGATGTTAAATCTAATAACCAACGAACAAAAAAAGATATATAGTGAAGAACAAATAATGTCCCTAATTTATCAAAATAATAAAAATAAATTTAAAACATTTGATTTTGACGTTTGGTGGCATGAGACAAATGGTCCTAAAGGATTACCTGAAGATTTTTTTGTAGTTAATAAAAGTTTTTATAAATCATTAGAAGACGTTAATATATGAGTTTTACTTTAGTTACAGGTTTATGGGATATTGGAAGAGGAGAACTTAATGAAGGATGGTCAAGAAGTTTTAATCACTACTTAGATAAATTTGAGGAGTTATTAAAAATAGAAGAAAATTTAATAATTTTTGGAGATTCAGAGTTAGAAAAATTTGTAAGTGAAAGAAGAAATCCAAAGAATACTCAATTTATAATTAGAAATTTAGATTGGTTTAAAAATAACGATTACTATGAAAAAATTCAAAATATAAGAAATAGTTCGGAGTGGAAACATCAATCAGGATGGTTAAAGGATTCCACTCAAAGTAGGTTAGAAATGTATAACCCTTTGGTTATGTCAAAAATGTTTTTATTAAATGATGCTAGAATTTTTGACAAGTTTAACTCTCAATTTTTATTTTGGATTGATGCAGGTATTACCAACACAATCCATCCTGGATATTTTACTCACGATAAAGTATTTGATAAATTACCTAAAGAAATTAAAAAGTTTACATTTGTTTGTTTCCCATATGATGCGTCCAATGAAATTCACGGATTTGAATATCCTGAAATAAATAAATGGGCGGAAGGTAATGTTAAAAAAGTTGCCAGAGGAGGGTTTTTTGGAGGTCCTAAAGAAACTATATCTGAAATAAACTCACAGTATTATAACTATTTGATTAACACATTAAGTGAGGGATTAATGGGAACTGAAGAGTCAATATTCTCAATAATGGTGTATTCCAAATCAGAATTAATTGATTATTACGAAATCGAAGAGAATGGACTGATGGGTAAGTTTTTTGAGGACATTAAGGAAAATAGTTTGGATAAAAAAAGTGAATATAAACCAAAATCAACGTACCTTACAAAATACGATAAGAATAATGTCGGTTTATATGTAATAACTTTTAATAGTCCAAATCAATTTAAAACTTTAATTGATTCAATGTTAGAATATGATTCGGATTTTGTTAATTCCCCAAAAAGAAAAATATTATTAAATAACTCTACAGATTTATCGACCACGGATGAATATGTTAGATTGTGTGAAGAATTTGGATTTGAACACATAAAAAAAGATAACATAGGTATTACAGGTGGAAGACAATTCATTGCAGAACACTTTAATGAAACTGAATTAGATTACATGTTCTTTTTTGAGGATGATATGTTTTTTTATAATAAAAAGGGGGAAGTTTGTAAGAATGGATTTAACAGATATACCCCAAATTTATATAAAAAATCTTTAAGTATTATTCATGAAGAAGATTTTGATTTTTTAAAATTAAATTTCACCGAATTTTATGGTGATAACTCAACACAGTGGAGTTGGTATAATGTACCCCAAAATTTTAGAGAAACTCATTGGCCTAAAAACAAAAAATTACCTGTTCAGGGATTGGACAAGAATGCTCCAAGAACAAAATTTAATGAAATAAAATCATATAATGGATTACCATATGCTTCAGGGGAAGTATACATATGTAATTGGCCGATTCTCCTATCAAAAGAAGGTAGTTATAAATGTTATGTCGAAACAAAATATGCAAGTCCATTTGAACAAACAATAATGTCTCACAATTACCAAGAGATGGTTAAAGGTAATTTAAACCCAGGATTACTATTAATTACTCCGACTGAACATAATAGATTTGAACATTATGAATCAAGTTTAAGGAAAGAATGTTAAGGTTGATATTTATTTAAAAAATATCAATGGAGTTTACTATTGCAAAAAATTCTAATTTACCTGTTTTAAAAATGCAACTTGTTAATGACGGTATAACTGACCCGTCAAAATTTAGTTCATTTATTGAGAATTCTTTGATTTATTTTTCTATGAAGGACTCGAGTAATGGGTCATATAAGATTCAAAGTGCACCTGCAGGGTTTGTTAACAAAACATTTACCAATCCTGACGCAACACCTGAATATTATATTTTTTATAAATTTACAAAAACAAATACAAATAAATCGGGGATTTATGAAGGTGAGTTCAAATTCATTAATGATGAAGGTACCACCATTTTACCGATAAGAGAAAAATTAATAATAAAAGTTATTGATAGTTATGTTTATTTTTAATTATGGAATGGTTTATTAAAAAAAATTCAACACAACCTATTTTACAACTTGAGTTTTCTCTCAATGGTAGAAGTGATTTTAATAAGAATGAAAATTTAACAAATTTCCCATCTGTTTATATATCTTTTTTAGATGTTAATAAGGGGAAATATTTATCAACTTCAAAAACGTGTTACATAACAAAAAGTGGGTTAACAACAAATCCTACCGTTGAGAAGTATTATGTTAATTATCAATTTACTAATAAAGAAACTAAAAATATTGGTAGATATGAGGCTCAATTATCTATGATAGGTACTGACGGTACAAATATACTACCAATATCTGAAAAATTATATATTAATGTGATTGATAGTTTTTCAGCGGATTATTATGGGTTTGATACAAATTATAAATTAGAAAGACCTTGTTGTAATGGTAAAGGAATTACTCCTGAACCCGAACCTGAACCACCGTTACCCGATGCGTTATTATTTATTGAGCCAGTTTCAAAATCTTCTTTTGTGTCAAATTATATGGTATCTCAGGGAGCAAATTTTTACGGTTTTAATTATGGAATACCTCCAACATCTGATGATGATATTTTAAACTATATGGAAATGTATGCCAATTATGGGGACGATACTAATTTACCAATAGTTATACGACAAACAATACCCCAAACTAATGGAGGTTATGATGATTTTAACAATCCTATAACAAAATATAATTTTTTAACAACCGAGATTGATTTAGGAACAATAAATGAAGACGCTTGGTATACTTGGGTTATACCCATGGATTCTTTAGGAGGAGGTAAACAAACTAAAATATCTTATAGTACATCATCCCCAAATGACCTATTAACTGAAAATATGAACAATGTAATATATCAATACGATGTTGTTTATAATGGTGTGAGCTTTAATTCGGGAAAATATTCAGTTTATACAACTTTTCAAAGTCATAATTTTAGGTTGAATAATAATAATAGATATATTTATTTTAAAGGTCATACTGTAGAATAAAATGAGTTTCAATTATAAAAATCCATTATCATCAACACAATTAGACGGTACTAATTCGGTATCAAGAACATCAGTTTTTGGTACAAATTTTTCGGTTTTACAGACTGGTGGTTATATGGAAATATACCATTTAAGTGGTCTAACATTTACAATACCTAACGGAAGTACAGGTTTAACTGAATATAGTGGTAATACAATACCTATTCAGTTTACTGTTTCAAATAATGTTAATGTACCAAATGTACTAACATTAAATTCTGATAATATATCTTCAGGGAGACAAAGGTTGGGAATGTTGGTTTATGTTTATGAAAACAATACAACCTATCAATTAAGAATTCCTAATTATGATGAATTATTTACTAGTGCAGTTACTACCAATGACGTTACCCAAACACAATTTGGTACTGCTGTAACTTATTCAGGACAAGGTGGGGTATCATTAATTAACGCTTGGACGGCGAACACTATTGATGGTGTTGGTGGATATACAAAGGATGATGCTAAATGGGTAGTATATGTTGGGGATGGTGGAGGTGCGTCTTTAGTGAGTGGAACCACATCAGCAGGTACGGGTTCAACAACCGCAATCACTTTAAATTTAGTTGAGAATAATGGCACGAGTGGAATTACTGTAGATTTATCTAATGCGTTAACCTACATAAATCCTGACCCTGTTAAAAAAACTGTTGGAGGTATAGAAATACCTAACGCACCATTTGTTAGTGGGATGACTTTTCAACAAATAATTGATGAGATTTTTTATCCTAAATTACCTCCCACAATTTTATTTAATAGATTTAATAGTTTTTTAATTGGTGGGACTGGACTTTTTGATACAAACCAAGTTTATGAAGTGGGTACGATTGGTGGGGTACAAATGACCGCAGGAATTATTCGAGGGCAATCAACTGCAACTGGACAACCAATAAAATATATGGGTTTACCAAACACATATACATTTACAGGAAACGGATTTACAACACAAACATTTAGTACTGCCGATTTAAGTAGAGCAACAACAGAAGTAAATTATACAGGTTCGGTAGGTACAAACACATTTTACGTTAAAGTTGATTATAATTCAGGTGACATTCCTGTTTATGATGATGGTAGTCCATATAATAATGCGACATTTATTAATGCTGGTAGCATTTCAACAACAACAAGTTTTAATTGTAACTATCCATTTTTTGCAAATACTTTAGATATAACAGACTCTGACGGAACAAAATTAACATTAGCGGCAAGCACTGTATCTGAATACGTTTTTGAATACTTTCAAACAGAAATTAACGACCCAACAGGAATTGGAGTTTTTAAAAATTATATTGATATTGCCCAAGACTATCCAAAAAACTTAACTGATATTTTATACTATGATGGTATAAGTAAATCATATGTTTCAATATTCCAAAATTTTAGTATTGATAGTACAGTGACACATAATATCCAAGGAGTTACTATAGATTATGATAGATGGGAAAATAATTATAGTGTTGCGGCTGGAGGTAGAACAATTAAATTAATATTTAGTTAATATATGAGTAGGTTATCAGGACAAACAAGTGTTGCAACAAACGCAGACATTTTAATGAATTCACCCTTTGACACAAGGTCGTGGACTCCTTATTATTCTGGGTTAACTGACGGTACAATACCACAACCATATAAAGGAATGTTAGTTTCGGTATATGATGATAACGATTCAAATAAGAATGGTCTTTATTTTTGTACAGATATTGGGGGCCCCGGCGTTGTAACTACTAGTTCCACTATTTGGGAAAAATTGGGGTCGGGAGCCGGAACATTGACAGGAGGAACAATATCTACCGATAATAAAATATCAGGTGGAACAATTAGTGGATATACAATATATTTTGGTCAAGTAAATGCTTCAACAGGTGGTACATATTCTAATGGCACTATAAGTTTATCAGGTACTGGGTCTTTAGGTACTATAACAGGTTTTGAAGTACTATCGGGTACAGGTGTTGATGTTAGTTATGTTAATGCAAATAATAATTATGGTCTTAAAATTGATGCAACAAATCAAATAATATCATTTAGATTAAATAACGGAACAACATTATCGGCATCTACCGGCTCACTTAAAGATTATTATGTTACGGCAGGAACTTATAATAATACATCCGGGATAATTACATTTTATAACACTTCAGGAAGTTCATTTCCTGTTTCAGGATTTACAACAGGAAATAACAATTACTACACAACAGGCTCAACGTATAACCCAACTAATGGTGTAATAACATTTAATAGAACTGATTTACAACCGGCATATTCCGCAACAGGATTTAATTATGTTACCGGATTTACTGTAAGTAGTAACAGAATAAGTGGTTATACGAATATTAGTGGAGCTTCAGTTGTTTATGGTGGAACAATAAATGCAGTAACTGGAGGTAGTTTCTCAAATAACATATTATACTTATCAGGAACAGGTAGTATATTATCAGGAGTATCCATCACAGGGTTTAGTACGACTTTAGGGGAATATCTTCCACTAAGTGGAGGAACCGTAACAGGAGGTACAAGATTCCAAAGTGGATTAACTGCAAATACAATATCGGCAACAACTTACTTTAATCTTCCAATCAGTGGGTTGACTAACGGAACAGGTATCGGTATAAGTGGTTCAAATGGTAATTACACAATCTCATATACCGGCTCAACAGGTATTTCAGGAAACTACCTACCTATAAGTGGAGGGACCCTAACAGGAGGTACAATATTCCAAAGCGGATTGACGGCAAACACAATTTCTGCGACAACTTATTATAATTTACCTGTTAGTGGTTTAACTAACGGAACAAGTATTGGTATAAGTGGTTTAAATGGTAATTACAGAATTTCATACACGGGTAACACAATAACTGGAGGTACTTTAAATTTAACAGGTGGCAGTATTAATTTTTCAGGGACATCATCAGGGTTTACTGTGACAGGATTTACTTATGTAACAGGTTTTACTGTTAATTCAAATAATACAATTAGTGGTTATACAAATATTAGTGGAGCGTCAGTTGCTTATGGTGGAACAATAAATGCAGTAACAGGTGCTACGTATAACGCAACAGGTAGAACATTATCTTTGTCAGGTACTGGAAGTTTATCCTCAGGTGTTACAGTTTCAGGACAATTTGATTATTATGGTTTAAAGGAATTATACCTAAACCCAACTAATTTTTTATTAAGTGCAACTACTTTTGGGGGGGTAGTTGTTACCGCAAACACAACTCCATTAAGTGTTGATAATTATGTAACTGGTGGAACTTACAACATATCAGCAGGTACAATAACATTTCGTTCAGTATCAGGAACACCGTTCCCTGTTTCAGGATTTACAACCGGATTAACTACAACTACTGGAGCAACTTACTATCCAAGTCAAGGTACTATTGAATTTACTAAAACAGGTACGGCACCCGCATACTCAGCAATTGGATTTAATTATATTACAGGAATAACTGTAAGTAGTTCTACTAACGCTATAAGTGGTTATACAAATATCAGTGGAACGACCGCGGCGTTTGGAGGTATTTTAACTGCAGTAACAGGAGGTACTTATACGGGAGGAACACTATATTTGTCAGGTACAGGATTAATTTCAACAGGAATTACAATATCAGGATTTAACAATAATCAATCAAACGCAGTATTAAGTGGTGGTGTTAATAATTATTTGGCAAAATGGACAGGGTCAACCGCATTAACTGTAAGTCAAATATATGATAATGGTACAAATGTTGGAATAGGATTATCGGGAGTAACAAATAAACTACACATATCCGCATCAACAAATCCTATAAGAATAGAGGGTATTCAACAGTCGGCTCAAACTCAAACTACATCTAAATTTTTAATGATTGATGATAGTGGTACCGTATTTTGGAATAATGTTACCCCAACTACAGGTATTTCAATATATCTTTCAGCAAGAACTAATAGTGGGCAAGTTGATTTTATACCTACAGGAACATCTGCAAATTACAGAAGTGTTAATTATAATTACCAACTAAGAAGAACTGCAAACCAAACAATAAGAAGCGGTACATTACAAGCGGTTTGGAGTAGCGGAGCGACTGGCGGAGTTAATTACACTGATATGGGACCATTACAATTTTTAGAAGTCGGTGATTCTATAAATTATATAGCAGTTTCAGGAGTTACAGGAGGAATCACTGTAGATATTAGTGTTTCTAATGGTAATTGGGAATTTAAAGCTTATAAAGTTTTATTATAATGGGTAATACTAATGGAACAATTTCATATCAGTCAATTTATGTTAATTCAGGTACTACAGCAAGTATAATATCTGCAACAACAATAAGTGCAAATACTTTTTATGGGGGAAGTTTATCTGCGTCTTTTATTGGTAACGGTGATGTAAATGACCAAGAATTTATTTATATTAGTGGTATCACATCCGATACTCAAACTCAAATAAACCAAAAAGTATCAGTCAATACAAATTTTTTAACATATACCGAATCTCAAAATTTAATACCATTAAGTAAAAAATTAGAAGGTATTAATATTGAATTAAATGAAACTCAAAATGAAATTGAAGTTTCTTTACCTTTTAATCAAACTTTATTTAAACAATATTTTATTTCAGTTTCATCTGTGTTATCTTCAACTGCAGTAACTAATTTTAATTTATCAACATTATTTAATGATTCAAATAGAGCCGTACAAATTGTTATAACACAAGGTAACGCAGTTATCTCAGGTATTAGTGGAGGTACTGACGGTAGTATTTTAATGATTACAAATACAGGTACTGGATTAATAATTTTAGAAAATGAAAGTACTAAATGTACACCAAACAATTCGATTAAATTTAAATTTACTTTTGGAGAAGCTTTTTTCTTAACATATAGAAAAACTATATTTTTAATTTATAATTCATCTGAACAATGTTGGAAAAACATAAATTTTGGGGCATCAAATAATCAATATGATTATGTTAATGATTTTAATGATTTATTTGATTATTCTACTGCAAATACCGATTCAGGACAATATAATGGTTTAATCCCACACATTGGAATGCAATCAAATATAGGTACTGCGAGTACTATTAATAATGTTGTTAGAACAAATTTTTTAGACTCAAATCATGTTTTAAAAATTTCTTTACCTCAAAATACTGCATCAACTTCATCTTATTATGTTTGTCTACATAAAGCAAACAGAGCAGATAATTACTTTGAATCTTTAGGTGCTACAAATATTTTTGGGGTGTCCGAATTTAATTTATATAAATTTTCTTTAACATCAACAACTTTTAATAGTGATTATTGTTTTACTTTTGGATTTACAATTGCATCATCTGGAAACCGATTAAAATTAAATGCGTCAGTAAGTTCTTGGGGGTTTAGAACCCCAATAAGTACAGACACTTTACCATTGTATTTCCAAACAGGAACTGTTACACAGTCTGACACATCCCCATTGTATGAATTATCATTTGGAAGTACTTCCGCTACAAGTTTATTATTATCAAGTTGTATTAATAGTTGGTGTTATGCCGGGATTTATTCCTCAACAATTACAACACAAAATTCAAATTTAATTTTTATTACATCAATTAATGGTAATGAATATACTATTGATAGGGTAGAGGGGACCTCGTCTGGTAATCAACTTGCGCCATTCTCAATTCTTCGTTCTAAATTTGGGTCGACAAACACTAATTCAATTTTTATAGATACTTACAATCAAATAGATTCAGGAACTTTTTAATATGAGTGATTTAAAAATTTATAATAATTTAAATGTAGAAAATAATTTAGTATTTTCTTTATTATCGGCAAATACAATTTCGGCGTCGACCTTTTACGGTTCTTTAAATGCTCAGTATTTGGCATCTGGTATCACTAATACAAAATTTTCCTATAATAATTCATTAACTGACTATATACAACCACAATTAAATAATAAGGCACTAAGTGGTGAACCATTTTTAATTTATAGTACTAATGTTTTTGGTAATCAAAAAATATTAACAGGAGGGACTGACATAATAATTAACACCGGGTATACGGCATTTCAAGTATCTTTTAACAACAGTGGTTTTAGCTCAATAAATGTTTCATCATTAATTGATAATATTAATATAAATTATCCATTTACAATCAATAATTATTCTCCAGTAGGATTTAATAGTTCAATTGTTAATATAAATTTAAATCCTAATTCAGTTATAAAAATAACAGGTATATCTGGAGTAACATCAGGTAGAAATTTAATATTACAAAATTTAAGTGATTATTTAATAATATTAGAAAATCTTGGAACCGCGAGTACGAGTAGTCATCAGTTTTATTTTACAAATAAAACAAGTTATTTTTTAAAACCAAATTCTCAAATACAAATAGTGTATAATTCAGCAATTAATAAATGGACTGACACTATAAATAATAATGGTTTAATAAATTATGATTATTTTAGATTATCCGATACATTTGATGGATTATGGTTCCCAAATGCTTCAGTTGTACCAGGGGGGTCACTAAGAACTACATTTCCAAAAAATGGAGATATATTTTCAATTGAGTCTAATCCAAATAATTTAGTAACTAATCAAACCGCATTTTATTCTTCCGAAAATGGATTAAGAGTATTCAGAGGTATTGGGCCAACTGTAGGTACAAGATATGGTAGAATTAGTGTTGGATACGCAAATTCAGATATTGATTTACAAACTAGTTCGGCCAATTCGTTAACAATTGTATCTAAATTTTCAGTACTTAAACCATTGGCACCTTTTTTAAGTAACTCTGATAATTGGGTTATAAGTTTTGGTACTAATAATAATTTATTATCTTCAGATTATCCCACATTAACAAATAGTAATACTAACTTTCCTAATTTTGGTGGAGGGTCATTTTGGTTATTTGATTGGAAATCAAATCAAAATTATGCTAGATACGCAATACAGTCAACAGGTAATACATATACTGTAAGTGCGTCATCTTTTAATTTATCTGATATACAATCAGAACAACCTAAAATTTTTGGAATTTATTATAAACCATTAAGGAGTTCTGTAAATTCAATTTCTACATTTTTTTGGGCAAATATTTCAGGGGAATCAGAAAACTATACTATTGAACAACCTTTAAGTGGCTCACAAATTTCAAACGAAACTATTAAAGGAGTACCATCTTTAATATTTTACGGTAACTCAGATTATACCCCTGAAAGTAATATTAATAATAACGCTAAAGTGCAAATAAATTATTTGGTTATAGATAAAGATAAATTATAAATGGAATCTAAAAAAATATATGGTGGTTTATCAGGTTTTACATTTTCAGTGTATTCCGATTTTGTAAATTCAACTTTTGCAAGTGGAACAACTTTATATGGTCAAATAAACGCTCAATATATCGGGACTGGACTAACCACTCCAAATAACGTCACAAACACCGAAGTTTCATATTTAACAGGATTAACAGGTAATGTACAATTACAAATTGATTTTAAAGCGGATAAAACACAAACATACATTACACATGATGTTAGTAATAATTTAACTAATTATAAAAAAATAGTTCCGGGTATTAATGTGACATCAAGTACGGTAGGGAATTATGTGAGTTTTTCATATAATCCCATTATTGAAGAATATAATGTGTCAATTATTGAGGATTCCCCATCTTCCGATGATAATATAATAACAAATTATAATCCAACAAACTGGGACGGAACATTACCAAATAAAGCAACCGAAATAAGATTAAACCCAACAAATTTAATTGTTATACAAAATTTATTGGGAAATACAAATGGTAGAATATGTAGATTGAGAAATATAAGTAGATATCCGATAATATTACAAAACAATGTAACTTCAAATGGGGGATTTTTATTTAGAAATAGTTGTGATTATATTTTAAGACCTAACAAATCTATTATGTTTACTTGTATAAGTTTAAATTGGGTTGAGTTTGGGGATATAAAATATTATGGATTTGATTATATTGATACATTTAAAAGTGTTTTTTCTGATTATACAACGGTAACACCTGCACCAAATTTCTTTTTTCCAAAAAAATCTAGCCATTTCATTTTTTCCGCTCATACATCGTTAGTTAGTACACGAACTTACGCATGTTATTACCAAAATAACATTAGGTTACTCAATGTAAGATTTGGGGCTCCTGTATCAGGACCAAATTTAAAGTTTTATACTTTAGGACAATTTAATAGAAAAAATATACTGAACGACTCAGGTCATACTGTAGTCATGCAAACAAAACTAGTTCAACCTGTTATAGGTACTCTTTCTGGAATCGGAATGCCAGTTGTTGTCAACGGGTTTACAAACTTTGATTTGAGTTATGGATATCAAACATCTACAAACAATTATTCAACAAGATTACCTAATTTTAGTGGAGGTGTATTTTTCATTGGGGTTTCAGGATATAACTATTCAGCAGTGACTCAGTATAATGACAATACAAGTACTGTTTTTGACACAGGATTTAATTATTTAAGTTCCTTAACTTTAGGTGTTTGTGTACTAACAAAATCAGGGAATAGTAATTTAGAATCAATTTTTTATATTAAAAATAATGCAACATCAACATATACAGTTTTTGATAAACAAACATTTAATAGCGAAATTTTAAATTCTTACCCAAATCTATCAATTTTTTCTAATAATTTAACTACAACGGAATCTACAAACGCTACTAGTGCAAGTGGTTATATCCCATTAAAATATATTGCAATATCTAAAGATTAATTACTATTTGACAAAAATGATAATTTAAACTAAATTTAAATTTGTAAGGTAAACTCCATATGTTATGGAAGCCAATGTACCAAATTTAATTTTATGATATCTAACGAAGAAATTGAAAATTTCCTACAAGGAAATGATGAAGAAAAATATATAATCGGAGTTGAATACGATTATGTTAAAGATTGTGTTTGGAAAATCATTGAACACCCAATTCACGGAAAACAAATTAAGAAAGATACTTTTATCCCATTTGCATGGGTTGGTGATTTACGTGGGTTAAATTTCTACCAGTCATCAAAAGCATTACAGAAAGAAGCGATGACAAAACATAAGATTGTCATTGAAAAATTACGTACAGACGGAAATGAAAGACTAGAGAAAGGTTTGACATTTATGGTCAAATCCTTGAATGGTTATCGTTCCTTAATACAATTCTTTAGAGATGGTGGTGTTGACCCATGGGGTGAAAGAACTAAAGGATTAATCCTTATCCTACCACCTGTTGAACAATTTTTGGTAACAAAAGAAAAACGACTATTTAAAGGATTTGATGATTACAATAGTATCACAAGGTTTGTATTTGACTTGGAGACGACCGCATTAGAACCAAAGGATGGTCGTATCTTTATGATAGGAATGAAAACCAATAAAGGTTTTAGTCAAGTAATTGAGTGTTCAACTGAAGAACAAGAAAGAGAAGGTATTATTAAATTTTTTAATACTATAGATGAACTTAAACCAAGTATCATTGCATCTTACAACGGATTTAACTTTGACTGGTTTTGGATATTTGAAAGGGCGAAATCATTAGGATTAGACATTAAGAAAGTTGCTAAAACTCTTAATCCAATTAACCCAATCAAACAATCTGAAAGTATGTTAAAACTTGCAAACGAAGTTGAGAGATTTAATCAGACATCTATGTGGGGGTATAATGTTGTGGATACATTACACGCAGTTAGAAGAGCCCAAGCAATTAATTCATCTATCAAGTCTGCGGGTTTGAAGTATATTACCCAATATATTAAGGCAGAAGCTGCTGACCGTGTTTATATTGACCACACAGATATTGGTCCGTTTTATGCGAAGAAAGAAGAGTTTTGGTTGAACATTCAAAACGGAAAATATAAGAAAGTGGGAGTTGACCCAACAATTGACGAAGCGTGTTCTAAACATTCAAATGTTTATATTAAAACAACGGGTGATAATTTGGTTGAACGATATCTTGACGATGACTTGGAAGAAACTCTAACAGTTGATGAAGAATTCAATCAGGGGTCATTTCTACTGGCATCTTTGGTCCCAACAACATATGAAAGGGTTTCTACTATGGGAACTGCAACATTATGGGAAATCCAAATGAGAGCTTGGTCATACAAACATATGTTAGCAATTCCTAAAAAGAATGAAAAGACAGAGTTTGTAGGAGGATTATCCCGACTACTTAAAGTAGGATATTCAACAGACGTATTGAAACTTGACTTCTCGTCACTTTATCCTTCAATACAACTTGTTCACGATGTATTCCCAACTTGTGATATTACAGGGGCAATGAAGGGTATGTTAAATTACTTCCGTAATACTCGTATTAAGTATAAAAATTTAGCAAAAGAATATGCGGATATTGATAAGAAACAATCAACATCTTACGACAGAAAACAATTACCAATTAAAATTTTCATCAACTCGATGTTCGGGGCATTATCTGCTCCACAGGTATATCACTGGGGTGATATGTATATGGGTGAACAGATTACTTGTACAGGTCGACAATATTTACGTCAGATGTTAAGATTTTTTATGAAACGAGGTTATACCGCATTAGTATGTGATACGGATGGTATGAACTTCTCATTACCTGAAGGTGGCGTGGATGATAGAACTTATATCGGTAAAGGTAAAAATTGGTTAGTTAAGGAAGGTAAGGAATATAAAGGATTTGATGCGGATGTTGCCGAGTTTAATGATATGTTTATGAAAGGTGCGATGGGTCTTGATTGTGATGGAACTTGGAAGTCCTGTATGAATATTGCTCGTAAGAACTACGCAACAATGGAACATAATGGTAAGATTAAACTAACAGGTAATTCTATTAAGAGTAAAAAACTACCCCTGTATATTGAAGACTTCTTGGATAAAGGGATTAAGATGCTACTCGAAGGTAATGGACAAGATTTTGTTGAATGGTATTACGAATATTTAGAAGTAATCTTTAACCAACAGATTCCGTTAATGAAAATTGCCCAAAGAGCGAAGGTTAAATTATCAATTGATGATTATAACAAACGTTCAAAAGAAAAAACCAAAGCGGGTAATGAAATGTCTCGTATGGCTCATATGGAATTAGCGATTAGAGATGGAATTGCAGTTAGTTTAGGTGATGTAATATTCTATGTCAATAATGGGGTTAAAGCATCACACGGAGATGTTCAAAAGGTTAATAGACCTAAAAAAGGGTGGTCACAATCTGATTTGGATAATATGATAGAAGGATATGGTAAAATACCTCGTGAAATGGTTGAATCGTATGTAAAACTTAATTGTTATCGTCTTAACCCATCTGAACTGGAGTCAAATCCTAATATGACAGGTGAATACAACATAGCTAGAGCTATTGTTACTTTTAATAAAAGAATTGAACCATTGTTGATTGTATTTGGTGAAGAAGTAAGAAATAATCTAATTGTTACAGACCCTAAAGACAGAGGTTTGTTTACCAAACAACAATGTAAATTAATCAATGGTGTACCGTTTGAAAATGGTGACCAAGATAGTATTGAGGATTTGTTAACTATTACAGAACAAGAAAAAGTATACTGGGGTAAACGAGGAATCGACCCTGAATACATTTACGAATTGGCTGAAGAAGGATGGGAGGATATGGTATAAATCTATGACAGTTTTAATCCGTCAGAAGATAATATATACCAATTCGTGAATGCAAATAAAAATTCAACACATGCTCCTTTACCTAAATTTAATTCATTGAACTCTTCGTCGATTAATCCTTCTTTTGTCACTATTTTAGTTTCACCTAAAGATTTAATTACGACATGATTGTTTTTTGAACTATCTAAAATAATTTTTGTTGAGTTTTTAGTTATGACAACAGATTCACCATTAATTGTATATTCTTCAGAATCAGTAATTACTACATCTGAACTTTTTATTGTTTTTTCAATTATTGGTGAATAAAGATTGGCCATAATTATATAACGTAAATATTTCTTTGGAAAGCTCTTGTTTTCATTTGTTTTTGAAGATTTTCAGCCATTAGAGCCTCTCTTTCCAATATTTTTTCAGGTCTTAATCTTGTCAGTTTACCTTCAGCCCCTGTTAGTTCTTCAACTAATTTTAACTTTTCATCTTTACCTTCAGTACTTAAAGTTTGCCATTCTAATGTTAATTCAGAATCAGGAGTTTTTAAACTGCCACTGTACTTACCTCTAACTTTAGATAATGTTTCTTTAACTGACGCAATAAAATATTTTCTAACCCAGTTTTGAGCGGGTGAATTTAAGTCTACCCAAGAAAGTGTTTCTAAAGGTACATCAGATGGTAATTTTATAATATCGGGGTTCGCTTTTAAACAACTCGCTCTATCTTTTCCTTCAGTATCATAATACCAATACCAAACTTTACCATTCATTAAATCTGCGTTTCCAAAATCAAATTTACCTCCAGGTGTTTGCATAAGATGAATTGCCTTTTTACCATCAGGTAACGCAGTAATCCTGTAAGTTTTATCTCCGGCAATTATTCTTCTTTGTATGTTAATTTCTTGCATTCTTAACATCATATCAAATGCTGGCATCATGAAGTATGAACCTGAATATCCCATTTGGGAATATCCCGCAGGGCCACCAAAACCTCCCCCTCCTAATCCCCCAAAACTCCAAGGGTCGAATAAAATGTTATTTTGAGATGGAGGTGTAAACCACAATAATTCATTAACTTCTCTATTTGCTGGAATCTCATAAATTTGTCTGTGCCTTTCAAGTTGGATATAGTCTTTTTTTAAAACCCAATCTCCTCCAGCTTGTAGACCAACTATTTTAGAATATGCATGAGTATATCTGTCCTCATAATCAAAACTTCTAGTTACAAATGCTCTTGCTAATGAACTAGTATCCATGTTAAGGTTATATAAAGATGTCCATTGAGAATCGATTAACCAATCGTGAACAAACTGAGAATAGTCATTAATTGAAAACTCCAATAGAGTATCCATCTGTTCGTCTTCAATTTCTATCGAACGAAGAGGTGCTCCTAAAATGTGTCTTACTTTAGTGTATAGTTGACTTCTATATGGTTCTTCAATTATTGTCATATTATATAAATATTACTCAGTTTTTTTAGTGTACGTTGTGTACAGTTCATCAACAAATTTCCAATTAATTGCGTCCCAAAAGTTTTCAATATAACTGTCTTTTTTGTTTTGATATTTTAAATAAAATGCGTGTTCCCACAAGTCTAATCCAAGTATAGGGTATCCACCTTTATCGTATATATTCATTAATGGGTTTTCTTGGTTTTGGGTTGACATAACTTTCAGTCTACCACTTTTAGTAACCACTAACCAAACCCAACCTGAACCAAATCTATTTTTAGCGACTTTTTCAAATCTTTTTTTAAATTCTGCGTAAGTACCAAAATATTTTTTAATTTCTTTGAGAACTATTCCGTATGGTTTTTGTGGTGTTGGAGATAACATCTTCCAAAATAGAGCGTGGTTAAATGCTCCACCCGCATTATTTTTTATAGTTGTATTATATTTTGATATTTGTTTGACAATCTCAATTAGTTCAACATCTCCATAATCTTTTTTTCTTAACGCTGAATTTAACTTTTTAACATACCCCTTATAATGTTTTTGATAATGAAACTTCATAGTTTCAGGGTCAATAAATCTTCTTATAGATGAATAAGAATATGGTAATTTATCAATACCAATAGTTCTCATTTCATTAATGAAAAATTTAGGACCAAATTCAGGATTACCTAAGTTGATTTTTTTCTCTAAAGATTCAGTTATTATGTTGAGATATTTCATCAACAATAAATACTTACTTATTGTTAATTTCGTTTAATATCTGTTCGACAATATCCCCTGTATTTTCAGAATCTCCCATTACAGTTTCAATTATTTGTTTTTTCTTTGTTAAGATATCGTAAATAACACCTTCAATTGTGTTATCAAACAATGGGTAGAATATTGATACATTATTTTTTTGACCGTATCTATAGGCCCTATCTTCGGCCTGTGAATGGTCTGAGGGTACAAAAGATAAGTCATTCATAATAACGGCTTCTGCCTCAGTCAAAGTTAATCCAACACCAGCGGCTTTAATATTACCACAGAAAACTCTGATTTTATCGTTTGTTTGGAATTTGTCTACAGCGTCTTGTCTTGCGGGTTTAGAAGTTGACCCATCTAAATAAACAGAAGATTTACCAAAATGTTCATGAATCTTTTTAATCGGTTCTGTAAAATTACTAAAAATAATTACTTTTTTACCTTGTTCAATAATGTTCTCAGCAATTTCAATAGTGTGTTCTATTTTTTCTTCAGCAATTACTTGTCTGACTTTAGTTAATTTTGAAAATTGAATTGTTAAAGATTTTGATTCTTCAATTCTATTATTGTACCAATCATAGTATTCTCCCATTAATCCCTCATATAATCGAGACTTCAATCTCAAATAAACAGGTGTTATTATTTTATCAGGTAAATCTAATACTTCAGTTTTTAATCTCCTTAAAATTTGTCTAGAAGTTCTATCCCTTAATTCTTCTAAATTTGATGCTCCTGTTACATTCCAAACTTTTTTACTACCGACTCTGAATTGATAACCATTACAGTACCTAATCGCATACGCCATCCAATTTTGACTAACAGGACTATCAATTAATTTTAACAAATTATAATAGTTCATAGGTCTAGAGGTCATCGGGGTTCCTGTTAATAACCATAACTTTTTAACCTGTTTACAAATATCCATTATAATTTTAGTCCTTTGTGCTTGTGGATTTGAAACATAATGTGCTTCATCAATGATTATTAAATCAAACTTAGATTTAACCAACAATGAATTTTCATTATCCTTAGGGTCATGGAAATTTTTTAAAATATCATAGTTTGATATTATATAATCTGAATCTTCAAATTTTTTACCTTCACATATGTATATTGACCTATCAGTATAATTTCTAATTTCTCTTTCCCAATTTAATTTTAAAGATGCGGGACATATAATAAGAATTTTTTTAGCACCACTTTCTAAAGAAGCAATTATGGTTGAGGTAGTTTTACCTAAACCCATATCGTCGGCTAAAATAAATTTATCATTTTTTAATAGTCTTTCTATTGCCTCTTTTTGATGAGATAATGGGGGTCGGTTATCGTATTTTGAATAATCTACGTTAACTTCATTTTCTTTATGTTCCTTAATTATTGCGGCTTTCGGTATCCAAAAATCGTGAATAGTATCCCCACTAAAAATCTTACCCCATATATGATACGCTTTATCCTTCTCAACTAATAATTTCTCAATATAAATTTTGTCAGGTTCTTTAATGAATGGATTGTCTTCAACAAGTTTTGTGGAAAAATAAGAATCGACTGGAACCCATTTTTTTGCAACTTTTGGAGTTACCTCATGATAATTTATAACATAATCACATTGAGCTCTTGTAGGTATGTTTTTTTTAGACACCTCAATTTGCTTCTTAATTTTAAGAATGTAATTATTGGAACCATTATAAGATTCTAAAATTTCGATTGCTTGTTGTTCAATACTTATTGCCATACATCAATAAATGATATCAATTAATAATAAATGAAAATTGGATATTTATCAATATGTCAAATAGAAATGTACCAATTACAAGATTAGGAAAATTTTTTAGTGAGAAAGATTATGATTTAGAAGTCCGAATGGGAGAAGAATGGCTTTTAGGCGATATGAATTTTACATTAGTTTTATACGCAATTGATAGACAAAAAACTAAAACTGATGATGTTTACGGTGAAACTCTAAGTGATGGAATTAAATTTAAACCTCCTGTAGAATTTAAAGGACTTGTACAAGTTAATGCACCTGAAAATAAATTTTTAGGTAATTCAAAAATAAATCAGGTTGAACCAGGAAATGTTAGAATTTCGATTTATTTAAAACATTTGGAAGATTTGGAAATTGATATAAATTTTGGAGATTACATTGGTTATTATGAAACTGAAAATAAAGTTAGATACTATGTAGTTAATAATGACGGTAGAGTTACTTCAGACAATAAACACACATATGCAGGTTATAAACCTTATTACAGAACAATATTGGCGTCACCTGTAACTGAAAATGAATTTAGAGGATTATAATGTCGTTACCAAAAAAAGTAGTACCTAATTTGTCATTGGTTAATCCTAAAACTGGATTATCAAGAAGAGAAGAACTTTTGGAAAGAATCCAAGAGGGGGGTACCTTTTTACCAAAATCAATTTTACACGAAGATTTAGATAAAGGTTTTTTAGATTTTGTTAAAAATGATTTAAAATTAGTTGTAAGTGGAAAATTAGTACCTACTGTTGATATAATTATAACAACTCAAAATTGGGCTCAATTTACACAAACTTGGAATTTTCAAAATATTGATAAGAATGCGGAACCACCATTCATAACCGTAGTTAGAAGTCCCGAGGGTAAGTATGGTAGTACACCATCATTACAATATAGAATACCTAATTCAAGACAATTTTTTTACGCTGCGGTACCAACATGGAATGGGGATAGAAAAGGGTTAGATGTATATACCATACCACAACCAATTCCTATTGATTTAACTTTTAGTATTAAAATAATTTGCAACAGAATGAGAGAGTTAAACTCATTTAATAAAATTATTTTAGGTAAATTTTCATCAAGACAATCTTACACTAATGTTAAAGGACATTATATACCAATAATATTAAACAGTATTAGTGACGAATCAGTGAATGATTTGGAAAAGAGAAGATATTATTCCCAAAGTTACGATTTTACAATGATGGGATTTTTAATAGATGAGGATGAATTTGAGGTTAAACCTGCAGTTAGTAGAGCATTACAATTAATTGAAGTTGATAATTCAAAAAAATTAAAAAGACCTAAAAAGTTTCCAAAAAATCCTGATACTTTTAATTTTAATTTTAATTTTAGTTCTTCTGATGATTCTCAAACACAGACAATAGAATATACATCTACTTTAAAAAATATATCAACAAATAATGTTACCACGTATTCAGTTTATATTAATAGTATTTTCTTTGGTGATAATGTTAGTGAAATATGGATAAATCAAGGAGACACTTTAACTATTGAAATTACTAAAACAGTTTTGGGACAAGAGTCTTCTGTTAATTTTTCAGGAACCTTAAATTAACCCTCTCCATATATGTCCGAATCAAGGACACAATTTTTTCTAATTAATTTCTCAACAAACTTATTAATCTTCAAACCTTTTTTTTCACAGTATTTTTTCAACACTTTATGGGTGTCTTCTGAGATTTTTAAGTTCTTAATGTTCATACAATATAAGTATGAATAAAAGATATTTTTTTCATACCATATTATTTTAATTACACTGAAAGTAAAGGTTTTTGTATTTTTTCAAAGTATTTATGCAATAAATAAAAAGAAATAAAACAATAAAATGGCAGAATCTAATAAAGTTTTCGTATCTCCAGGTGTTTATACATCGGAAAGAGACTTGTCGTTTGTAGCTCAAAGTGTGGGGGTTACAACATTAGGTATTGTTGGTGAAACCTTAAAAGGGCCAGCATTTGAACCTATCTTTATTACAAGTTATGATGAGTTTTCAACCTATTTTGGTGGAACTTCAGCTGAAAAATTTGTAAATACACAAATTCCTAAATATGAATCGGCGTACATTGCTAAGTCATACTTACAACAATCAAATCAATTATTTGTAACAAGAGTACTTGGTTTATCAGGGTATGATGCAGGTCCTTCATGGTCAATTAAAACAATCGCAAATCCTGATGTTACAACTATGGGATTAAACGGTACCGGAACGGCATATTCCGTAGCGTTCTCAGGAAATACTGGTGGAACATATAATTATGTTGGTTCATTCCCATCAATAATTGAATCTAACAGAACTGCAACATATACAACATTTGCTGGAGGGTCATCTACAATCCAAGAATCATTAAATACTTTAATTACAACTTTTCTTGGTAATGTATCAACATCTGCAAACACAATTTATTATTTTGGGCCTGTTTCAGGTTATAGTACATTATCGTCTACATATACTGCGGACACTAATGTATTTGGTGTGGATACCGAATCAACTGCGACAATAGACTATGCTTCAGGTACAAATGATGCTTGGTTCTATTCTAACTGGTCTCCAACAGCAGGAAATGCTTACACAGGATATTCTTTCTATAGTGTGATTACAAATACAAGCGGAGGGACTGCAGGAACTTACACAGGTACTGTATCAGGAAAATACTATCAATTTAGTGGTACTGCTTATGTAGACTATAACAATTTAGTAATTGCAACTTTACGTTCAAGAGGTATTTCAACATACAGTAGTACTAATGGACCAACTTATCAAGTTTCAGGAGTGAATAACGTATCATTAATTACGACAGGTTCTTATTCAGGTGTAAGTGAAAATCCATATCTAACATTTAAAGTTAGTGGTTCAACAATTGAAAATACAAACTTTGAATTTGAAACATCTTTAGATGATAATGATACAAGTTATATGAATAAAGTTTTTGGAAGAACTAACTTCGCAAAAGACAGAACTACAGTTCCATTATTTGTTGAGGAAATTTATCCAACTATGTTGTCATACGGTTACAATCAAGGATATATCAGAGGTATCAGTTCTAATTTAGTTAGTTTAAACAGTGCTAGAAGTGCGGCTTCAACGTCAATTGGTAACTATACTGAAAGATATCAAACCCCAGTTACTCCTTATTTAGTTTCTGAGTTAAGAGGTAATAAAGTTTATCAGTTATTTAGATTTGTTTCAATATCTGACGGTAATGATGCTAACACAGAAATTAAAGTATCTGTCGCTAACATGTCATTTAATAACTTAACATTTGATGTTATAGTTAGAGATTTTTATGACACAGATGCTAACCCTGTAGTATTAGAGAAATTTACGAACTGTACAATGGACCCTAATGAAAATAGTTTTGTTGGTAAGAAAATTGGTTCTTCTGACGGGGAGTACGCAATAAATTCTAAATTTATAATGGTTGAGGTTAATCCTGAAGCTCCAACAACGGCAATTCCTTGTGGATTTGAGGGTTATAACACAAGACAATACTCAACTTACCCAACAAATTTACCTCCATTCCCAATTTTAAAAACTAAATACGATTTTCCTGGTGAAGTTATCAGTAATCCTCCATTTGGTTCTACTTCAGGGGATGATGCTGTTACATCAGCAGGTGATAATGTAAGAAGAACTTATTTAGGTTTCTCTACTAAAGTTGGTGTTGATACTGATTTCTTACAATATAAAGGTAAGATAAATCCTTCAAATCTTTGTACGGTAACTGAATACGACCAATGGGGAGTAAGAACTCAAGGTTTCCACATGGATAGTGGAGCAACTGTAATTACTATCGGAACTTCATTTACAACTTCAGGTGACCCAGCGTTTGATTGTGGTGTTGCATCATTCCAATCAGAACCAACAACTGAATCAAATCCTTACTACAGATTATATTCTCGTAAGTTCACACTTGTATTCCAAGGAGGTTTTGATGGATGGGACATCTATAGAGAAAATAGAACAAACCAAGATAGATTTGCATTGGGTGGTTCAGGATTTTTGGCAGGAGCTTGTTCTTCTACAAGATACCCAACCGCATCAGGTAAACTATTTAAATCAATAACTGTAGGTGACAACTCAACTGATTGGGCTAATACTGACTACTACGCATACTTATTGGGTATTAGTACTTTCTCAAACCCTGAAGCGGTTAACATTAACTTGTTTGTTACACCTGGCGTTGATTATACTAATAATAGTGGTGTTGTAGAATACGCGATTGATATGGTTGAGAATGACAGAGCGGATTCATTGTATATTACAACAACTCCTGACTTTAATTTATATCAACCATCAACAGATATCAGTAATTTAATTTACCCACAAGAAGCGGTTGATAACTTGGAAACTACAGGATTAGATTCTAACTATACTGCAACTTACTACCCTTGGGTATTAACAAGAGATACTGTAAATAACACTCAGATTTATTTACCAGCAACCGCTGAGGTAACAAGAAACTTAGCATTAACCGACAACATTGCATTCCCTTGGTTCGCAGCAGCTGGTTATACAAGAGGTATTGTAAATGCGGTTAAAGCTCGTAAAAAGTTAACTCAAGAAGATAGAGATACTCTTTATAAAGGAAGAATTAATCCAATCGCTACTTTCAATGATGTTGGAACTGTAATTTGGGGTAACAAAACTTTACAAGTAAGAGAATCAGCTTTAGATAGAATTAACGTAAGAAGATTGTTATTACAAGCACGTAAATTGATTTCAGCGGTAGCTGTAAGGTTATTGTTTGAACAAAATGACGATATTGTTAGACAACAATTCTTGGATTCAGTTAACCCAATCTTAGATGCAATCAGAAGAGACAGAGGTCTTTATGATTTTAGAGTTGTTGTTCAAAACACTCCTGAAGATTTGGATAGAAACCAAATGGTAGGTAAGATTTATATCAAACCAACTAAGGCTCTTGAATTCATAGATATTGAGTTCTTAATCACTCCATCAGGAGCGTCTTTTGAAAATATCTAAAATTAACTAACTATAAAAAACCCTCACGAAAGTGGGGGTTTTTAATTTAAAGAATATTTATAATTATGAAATTGTATATCGTCGAAAAAATGGATGAAAAAAATACACCCGATATGGATTATTGGGCGTTTGATTGGGATGATAATATTATGATTATGCCAACTAAAATTGTTCTTAAAGACTCCAACGGTAAGGAGATTGGAATGTCAACTGAAGATTGGGCAGAATATAAAGATATTGTTGGAAAAGAAGATTTTGAATATGAAGGTCATACTATTGTAGGTTTGGCAAATAACCCTTTTAGATATTTTAGTACTGAACATGATAAAATGTTTACAATAGATGCTATGTTAGGTAAGTTAGGTCCTGCTTGGGATGACTTTAAAAACGCTATAAATGGAGGTTCTATTTTTGCAATCATTACCGCTAGAGGACATTCTCCGTTAAAGATAAGAAGTACCATAGAAAAAATGATTGACGGTAATTTCAGGGGTATTTCTAAAAGAGAACTTGTTAAAAATTTAAGAAAGTATAGAAATATTGCTGGTGAAGAAGATATGCCCGATGATGAGTTAATTGACGCTTACATGGATATGAATAGATATTATCCTGTAACTTTTGAAAAGGGAAGTGCCCAATCTCCGGCAGAATTAAAAAATGAAAAATTAAGAGAGTTTGAGGAGTATGTGAAATATATTGCTAATATTGTTCATAAACCTGCACACTTTAAAAATATGGTTTCAAATAAATTTGCACCAGTGATACATTTTTCAGATGACGATGAAACTAATTTAGAATATTCATATAAAAGAAACAAAGACAGACCAGATAACATTATTAATTATGTTACTACCAAAGGAGGAGTTAAAAAACCTTATGAATTAAAATAAATAATTTGCTAGGTATATTGCAATTATCCCCAAAAAAAAACTAAAGTAAATAAAAAATCTTTTTATTGATATATTTATAAATAAATAAAACGAAAAAAAATTAAATGATATGGCAGATTTGCTAATGAAAATGCCCGTACCTTACGAGCCAAAAAGACAGAATAGATTTATTCTAAGATTTCCGTCTTCGTTGGGTATTAACGAATGGTTCGTACAAGCAGCGTCAAGACCAACTATAACAATCGGCTCAACTCCGATTCCGTTTTTAAATACTGAAACATATGTTGCAGGAAGATTTAAGTGGAGTACTATACAAGTTACATTTATTGACCCAATCGGTCCTTCAGCGTCTCAAGCTTTGATGGAATGGGTTAGATTACACGCTGAGTCTGTTACAGGTCGTATGGGATACGCCGCAGGATATAAGAAAAATATTGATTTAGAAATGTTAGACCCAACAGGAGTTGTGATTGAAAAGTGGATTATGGAAGGTTGTTTTATAACAAACGCTGGTTTCGGGTCACTTGGTTACGCTAATGAAGGTTTGGTTAATATTCAGGTAACACTACAACCTGACAGATGTATTTTAGTTTACTAAAAAATTAATTACTATTATATTTTTAAAAAAGTCCTTAATGGGCTTTTTTTTGTTTACAAATAATTTTTTAAGTATACTTTTTTAATAAAAAAACATGGACGCGAAACAAGCTGGACAAATGGATTTTAATTTACCACATGATGTGGTAGAGTTACCTTCAAGAGGGATTTTTTATAAATCTAAGAAAAAATCTTTAAAGGTTGGTTATTTAACGGCAAATGATGAAAATATTTTGGCTAACGCTCGTAAAAACGGGGGACAAAATATTATCCAATCATTATTAAGAAGTAAAATATATGAAACTGAAATTAAACCTGAAGAATTATTATCAGGTGATGTTGAGGCAATCCTTATCTTTTTAAGAAATACTTCATTTGGACCTGAATATACTTTTGAGGTTGCTGATGACGATGGTAAGAAGTTTGAAACAACTGTAACTATCGATGAATTAAATATAAGAAAACCCGAAGTTAATCCAAATGAAGACGGCACTTTTACAACGACATTACCAAAATCAGGTTATTCTGTAAAATTAAGACCACTTACTTTTGGTGAAAATGTCGATTTAGAAAAAATGGAAGATTCATATCCGACTGGACTTGTCGCTCCGACAATAACATGGAGATTAAATAAGATGATTGTTGAGGTTAATGGAGATAGTAATATGGAGACAATTTCTTCATTTATTAATAATTTACCTATTATGGACTCTAAATATATTAGAAGTTTCATTGACATAAACGAACCAAAGTTAGACTTAGCAAGAGAAGTATTTACCCCGTCAGGAAAAAGGAAGAAAGTATTAGTTTCCTTTGGGGTTGACTTTTTTCGGCCTTTCTTCAGCTAGTCTAGAAAATCATATTTACGAGTATTATATTTTAGCTCACTATTTACGGACATCATATTCTGACTTTATGTCTATGCCAAGTTATTTTAGGAAGACCCTAATAAGTAAGGTTATAGAAAAAAATAAAAAAACAGATTAGGGTATTTATTTTATAAAGAACTTATATGGCGAAAACTGAAGGTGACGGTGAAGGTGAAAAAAGTACAAATTTCATCAAAAATTTAGGAGACGAGATAAAAAAATCGTTATCTTTTGATGCTGTCAATGAACAAGCCAAAACTTTATACAAAAATGTTAATGATGTAGTTAAAGAAATGGGTATTGGTCGTGAAAACGCCTATGCTCTTACTGTTGAATTAGGTGATGCGGAATCTAAAATAACCGCTTTAGGAGGTTCTTTAAAGGACGCTGTCGATATCCAAAAGGACTTTATGGTTACGACAAATCAACAGTCTATATTGTCGGCACAAATTCTTGAGGATGTATATGAAACATCTAAAGCTTTAGGTGCGACATCAAAAGAGTTTATTAAATCATTTGAAGTTGTTGGAGGGTCAATTGAAAAATTCACCGAAAACATGAGTCAAGTAAGTCAGATTGCTGCGTCGTTTGGTGTAAACGCTAAAGCGGTATCAAGTGATGTATTATCTAATATTGATTTGTTAGACAATTATGATTTCTCTAATGGTGTTGAAGGATTAGCCAATATGGCTTCAACCATGAGTCAGTTGAAATATACTTTAGGTGATGTTGAAAAAGTTACAAACGCTTTATTAGACCCAAGTAAAGCTCTGAATTTCTCTCAAAAAATGGCAAGTTTAGGAATTCAGAATAGAGAATTGACGGACAATTTAAATGTCCAAATGATGGCGTTAGAGAATCCTGAAAAGTTAATGAAAAATATTACTGAGGAATTTTCTCATTTTTATGAGAAACAACAGGACGGAACATATAAATTAGGAAAAACAGGTCTTTTAATGATGGACGATTTCGCAAATGCATCAGGTATTAGTGCTGATAAATTAAGAGTTGCATCAAAAGAAATGTTAGAAATTAAAGACAAGATGGGTCAAATAACTTTACCAACATTAGAATCTGACGAGGCAACTAAGAATTATATCTCTCAGATGTCTAAAATAGGTAAAGACGGTAAGGCAGTTATTACTTTTGAGGCGAAAGATGAGAGAGGAATGATTGAAAAGGTAACCAAAACATTAGATGAGTTGACTACGAGTGATGCTGAAATGTTGAAGATACAAATGGAGGAACAAGCCAAAAAAACGTCTGAAGAAAAAGTTATTGAACAAATGACTCCTGAAGAAAGAGAGAAAGCGTTAAGAGAATCAATAACTGCAGCGATTAAAAACGGGTTTGCAACAACGAAAGTTGTACAAGGTGCAATTGAATTAAAGAAAGATGCTATTGAATTAATGTTAAAACCGTTATCTGCGGCAATTGATAGTAGTTCAATTAGAAAGGCAGGTGATACAGTCGCA